GCGTAAGATAAAAAACATAAACATGTCTGAACGTAAAGTATCTGAAGCAGGTTCAAGAACCGAAGGCGTACAGGTCAAGTCTCTAAGCCCTGACTCCGGAAACGGACTAAAAATTAGAAGTATAAAAAGAATTTAAAAACTAAAACAAAAAAAAATGTCAATATTATCAACACCAACTTTTGGTCTTACTCCTAGTTCGGAGCAAGTTCCAACATCAACAAACTACATTACTAACTTCAACTTCTTAACTCAGTATCTTCCTGATACTTATGAAAAAGAATTTGAGCGTTATGGTAATCGTACAGTATCTTCATTCTTGCGTATGGTAGGAGCAGAGATGCCGTCAAACTCAGACCAAATAAAATGGGCTGAACAAGGTCGTTTACACACTAAGTACACAAACTGTGTTGCTTTATCAGCATTAAATGCGGATACTGCTACATTTACCATTACTGTTCCTGCTACAGGAACAGGTTCAATTGCAACAGGAAATAATATTGCAATCCGTAAGGACCAAACAGTTATGATTTATGATAATGCTACAGGATTATCAAATAAAGCAATTGTTACTGCTACTCCTACTATCGTATCATCAACATCATATACTCTTGCAGTTGCTTATTACGAAGCAGGTGGTCAAGCATTTGCTGTTGCTTCAACTTGTTCTGTTTGGGTATATGGCTCAGAATTTAAAAAAGGAACAAATGGAATGACAGGTTCTTTAGAGGCTGAAGATGAAATCTTCTCTAACAAACCTATTATCATTAAAGATAAGTATGCAGTAAATGGTTCAGACATGGCTCAAATTGGTTGGGTTGAAGTAACTACTGAAAATGGTGCTTCAGGATACCTTTGGTATTTAAAGTCAGAGCATGAAACTCGTTTACGTTTTGAAGACTATCTTGAAACTGCAATGATTGAAGCAGTTCCTGCTGAACTAAATTCAGGTGCAATCAATGTAGTAGGCGTTGCAGGTACTGCAAATTCCGGAGGTTCTGAAGGAGTTTTCTATGTAGTAAATAGTCGTGGAAATGTATGGGGTGGTGGTAATCCACAATCTCTTTCTGATTGGGATACTGTTATTTCTCGTTTAGATAAGCAAGGTGCTATTGAAGAAAACGTACTATTTGTTAATCGTGATTTTGGATTTGACATTGACGATATGTTAGCAGCACAAAACTCTTATGGAGCAGGTGGTACTTCTTATGGTCTATTTGACAATGACAAAGACATGGCGTTAAACTTAGGCTTTACAGGATTCCGAAGAGGTTATGATTTCTACAAGACTGATTGGAAATACTTAAATGACCCAACAATGCGTGGTGCTATGCCTACAGGTTCAAATGCATCAGGGAATGTTACAGGACTACTTGTTCCTGCAGGTTCAACTAATGTATATGACCAAATCATGGGTAAAAATGCAAAGCGACCTTTCTTACATGTTAGATATCGTGCTTCTGAAGCAGAAGATAGAAAATATAAGACTTGGATTACAGGTTCAGCCGGAGGTGCTCAAAATAGTGACTTAGATGCAATGGAAGTTAACTTCTTATCTGAGCGTGCTGTTTGTACTTTAGGTGCGAATAACTTTGTATTATTCCGTTACGGAGCATAATAACAAATGATTAAATCAAGAGAGGGACATCAGTGTCCCTCTCTATTTTTTTAGTAACAACTTAAATTAAATAAAATGAAAACAAACACAACAACAGTAGATAAGACCTACAAATTAAAAAGCAATGCAACGCCAATATCTTTTACGTTGCCATCTAGGAATACATCTAGATTTCCACTTCTTCACTTTGATGAAGAACAAAATATTAACAGGCCTTTGCGATATGCAAGAAATCAAAAATCACCATTCGAAGATGAACAAGACGGAAACTTTCTTCTTGAACCTGTTATTTTTGATGATGGATTTTTAACTGTTCCAAGAACAAATCCTGTTCTACAACAATTCTTACATTATCATCCTATGAATGGAAATGTTTTTGTAGAAGTAAACAAAACAGTTGATGCTGCAAAAGAAGTTGAAGATTTAAACTTTGAAGTAGACGCATTAATTGAAGCAAGACAACTAAGCATTGAGCAACTTGAAGTAGTAAGTAGAGTAATGTTTCAAAAAGATGTTACAACCGTATCAACTGCAGAGTTGCGTAGAGATGTATTAATATATGCTAAAAGAGAACCTAAATCATTTTTAGAAATACTTAATGACCCTTTACTTAAATTACAATCAAATGTGCAATTATTTTTTGCTCATAACTTATTGCAATTTAGGAATGGACAAAGAGAAGTATGGTTCAATACAAAGAGTAACAAGAAGAAAATGATGGGCATACCATTTGGTGAAGACCCATATGAAACAGTTGCTTTGTTCTTGAAGTCAGATGATGGTCTTGAGGTTCTAAAGTTCTTAGAAATAAGTCTAAAATAATTGTTATATTTGCATTGTTATTAACAACTAAAAACTTTTAAAATGAACAGAAAATTTTTACAATTTACAATTGGAGCGGCAAATGCTCTTGAAAAAAAATTATTCTCGGCTAACGCTGATTATTTTATCTCAATGCCTACTGATGTCACATTGAAGTTTCATGCTTATTCAGCACATGCAGGATCTGATGAAATTTTAATTACGTTTACTACTAATGACCCTTCATATGCATCACACTATGCAGTTATTAATGCATTAGCTTCTGCTAATAGTGCATCATCTAATCCTACTGTAATTATTGTTCCTGCATTACCAATGGTTGGAGCGACACAACAATTAATTTCAACTATAACATTTTTATAATATTAATTAATTTTAAAACAAGGAGGCACTTTAATAGAGTGCCTTTTTTTTTATTATCTTTGTAGTATGATAAACTCTGTAAGGAATACTGTAATTGCTATTTTAAATAAAAATAACTACGGATATATTTCTCCATCTGATTTTAATTTGTATGCCCAACAAGCGCAATTAGAATTATTTATGAAATATTTTTCTGATTATAATACAATTATAAATAAGGAAAATGCTAGGGGGTCAGGAACAGATTATGCCGATTTTGGGAAATCTTTTGCTGAACAAGCGGAAGAGTTTATAGTAACAAAACCATTAACAAATACATCAATAACTACTACTTTATCAAATACATATTACCTTCCATCTTTAGTGACCACACTAGATGAAGAGTATATGATAAATAAAGTATTGTGCTATTCTAAGATACTTTCAAGTGGTGTAAATACATCTGTTGTTGCATCACAATTAATAGATTCATCAGCTAATTTTTCTTTAGCAGGAGTTTCAGTTGGAGACATTGTAACTAATACCTCAGTTGCTCCAATGGTAACAGCTACAGTAACATCTGTAAGTGCTACAATACTAGGGCTTTCTGCAAATATATTTACATTAGTATCTGAGTCTTATAGAATTGTTGATACTTCAGTTCAAAATGAAGCGGAAAAAGTTTCAGCAGGAAAGATAACATTATTAAATATGTCGCCTATTACATCTCCATCTGTTAACTACCCTGCATATACTCAAACAAGTGACTCAATAACTTTTTATCCATCAAGTATTATAAACTTACCATTGCAAGTTGAAGCAACTTACTTTAGATATCCTAAAGTTCCTAAGTGGACATTTATATCTTTAGCAAATGGTGAGCCTGTATTTGACCAATCACAACTTGATTACCAAGACTTTGAAATAGGAGAGCAAAATGAAACTTCATTAGTTGTCAAGATACTTCAGTATTGTGGTATATCAATTAGGGAAACATTAGTTGCTCAATTTGGAAAGCAAGAGGAGATGGAAAACAATGCACAAATACCATAATATATAAAACATGGCGTATATATCACAGTATGAATATTATGAGAATAATGGAAACAATCCCGATGACTTAAATTGGGGTTCGTACCAATATGTCAGTTTAGCTGATATAGTAACTAACTTTCTTTTAATGTACTCAGGAAATCATTCTTTGGTAAACAACGAAGAAAGATATAAGATATTGTTCCACGCAAAACGTGCAGTTCAAGAACTAAACTATGACGCATTTAAAGAAATAAAAATATTAGAATTAAATGTTCCAAATACATTAAGATATATCTTACCTTCTGACTATGTTAATTGGGTAAGAATATCTGTATATGAAAATGGTTTATTAAGACCATTAAGTGAAAACATTCAAACGCTTTCATCAAAAGCATATCTTCAAGACAACCTTTCAAATATATTATTTGACCAAGACGGCAACGCTCTTTCTCCTCAGTATTCTAGTATAGATTTTGATAGAATTACAGGGACAAAGAAGTCAATATACCTGAACAAAGCAAGCCAATTTAATGGACAAATGGGATATAATGTAGATGGATATTGGTATTTTGATTATGCTATAGGTGCAAGGTTTGGTTTAAATACAGAAACGGCAAATGCCAACCCTACATTTACAATAGATAAAAAATCAGGAGTTATTAATTTTGATTCAGGAATGTCTGAGAGGTTATGTATTCTTGAATATGTTTCTGATGGAATGGAAGGTGGAGATAACTCTTTGATTACTATAAACAAACTATTTGAGGCGTATGTTTATGCTTCTATAAAATATGAAATTTTAAATGCAAAGTTTGGTGTTCAGGAGTATATTATTCAAAGAGCCAAAAAGGATAAGCAGGCGTTGTTAAGAAATGCAAAGATAAGAATAAGCAATATTCATCCCGGTAGACTTTTAATGAATCTAAGGGGATTAGATAAAATGTTAAAATAATATGCCAAAGTTTACTAGAAATTTTACTGCAGGTAAGATGAACAAAACTTTCGATGAGAGAGTTGTTCCTAATGGCGAGTATATTGATGCAATG